GGGTTTAGCAAATAGTGATATGTTGAGGAATATCCAGATTAAACCATTCAAGCGTCCGCCGAGTAAGGCGATTAAGTTTAGCCTATAAGTAATTTAGGGCAAATTGATATGCTATGTTTAGCAAAATTCTATATATTATTATCTTTGAATAATATATAATATGTCCTGCGATAAACTCGTTTTTGACTTGTCCCAAGAGGTAGAGGGTTCTCCGTCAGTTTTCGTCAAGAAGGATTGGGTGAATATCCTTGACAACCAGAATGGTTCTTACTCTTCCAATCAGTCGGTGGTTGATACTTCCCAGTTGAGTAATTCCAATAAGTATATGTCTTATCGGGAGGCATACTTCCAAGTCCCTATGTTGCTTACGCTGACGAGTGATGTAGGCGTCCAGAAACTCGTAGCCGCAACGGGTTCTTCTTCGGCTGATTACTCCATTGGTCTTAAAAATTGGTTCGGGTCTATCGTCCATTCCTTTACGCTTGATTACAACGGAACTACCATCATTCAGCAGACCCCGTTTATCAATATGTGGAACTCGTTTAAGTTGATGACTACGCTGTCTTGGGGAGATGTAGCGACTATTGGCAGCACAATTGGGTTCTATCCTGACGACCCCCTCGCTTGGTCGTTCCAGAACGCAGCGTCCAGTGATGGTATTGGAACTTGTAATAACGGCAATTCTGCTCTCACCTCACTTGGGTCTGCGAAGACTGCTACTGCTTTTAATGTGTTTGCTTCTGGAACTGGTAATATTGGATTTTTGAAGCGTCAGCAATACATCAACTATGACGCTGATGGAATTACTGGTTCTGGAACTTATGCGGATTTCATAACTGGCGGGACTGGGGCGTCTGCTTCGCAAAATCTTTGGAGGTCGTATATCCTTAAAAAGGTTAGTTCTACTGCTGCTGTGGCAGGAGTTTTACAGATTTCTATTAGTGCTACGATATACCTTAAACATCTTCATTCGTTCTTCCAGCAGACACCTCTATTGAAGGGAGTGTTTATGAAGATGACTTTGGCGTTGAATAACACATCTTGCGTTATTGCGAAGGTTGGTGGGTGCGATGGAACTCTTGCTATCACTTCCGTCAGCAATGCGGTCGGTGGAGTTAATCCTATTATGTTTGCTGCTACGACTAACGACGCTCCTGTTGTGTCGGCTACGGGAACTGGTGTCGTTGCTACAAGTGCTACACAGGCATTAACGGCTATTGTCCCTGCTATTGTTCCTGGAATGATTGTTAGTGGGGCGGGTATTTCTACCGCAAATCTTGATGGAGTGGTAGTTTTATCTGTTTCTCATTCTACTACGGCGACGACTTATGTTGCGTCTCAATCATTCACTTCTACTGCGACGACTTATACTTTTACCTCTCCGTCTTACCAGCCTCTCGCTCTCAATGGAGCGTATGGCATTTCTGGTTTGTCTGCTACATTCACTGCGGATTTGTCAGTTGGTAAGACTTCTTTGACGACGAGTTCGGTTTCGGGAGTTATTTCTGCCAGTCAGCCCAGTATTGTTCTGTATGTTCCCGCTTATACATTCAATCCTACTTTTGAGAGTGCGTATTTGTCTTCACCGATTAAGAAGATTAAATATACCGATGTCTATCAGTATCAGGTTCAACTCGTCAGTGCGGGACAGACTTTCAACAATCTTCTTACAAACGGCATTGCTAATATCAAGTCAGTTCTTATCCTTCCGTTCTTCTCACAGGGAACGGGAGCGGCTCAGTCGGGTATCTCTGTCCCTGTTTGGCAGTCTCCGTTTGACCCTGCTGGAACTGGTCCAACTTCCCCGCTGTGTCTTCTTAATAACTTCAATATTGTAGTCAGCGGACAGAATGCGATTTACAATACCCAGAAGTATTCGTTTGAGGAGTTCAACAATCAGTTATACGGAGTGAATGCTGTAAATGGTGGTATGACCGATGGTCTCACATCTGCTCTTTTCAACTCTCTTGGATTTGAGATGGAGTATAACTACTTCTATGTTGATGTGTCTCGTATGCTTCCCGTTGAAGAGAGTGTTCCCAAGTCCGTTCAGGTTATGGGACAGAACCAATCTACGAAGGATATTACGCTGATGTGCTTTGTTGAATATGGTTGCGAAGTTGATATTGATATTCTTACGGGGGCGAGGGTTTAGAGAGTTATTATTATAAAATAAAATCTTATATTATAATATAAAGAATGCCTGTCTATCTTAAAGGACACTACCGCATCAGCGGACAGACGAAGTTGCCAGGAGTTGATATGGAAGGTGAAGGTGTTTTTGATTTTCTTGACCCGAATAAGAATGGTTTAACGAGAGCGTTTCAACCAAAAAATATTGCGAAGGCGTTTGACCCTGTTGCGAAAACATTTGACCCAAATAGGAATGGAGTTAGAAAGGGGATTGAAAAGGTAGTCAGGGATACAGGTGCTGAGAAATTCGTTACGAAAACGCTGCCGTCTGCGCTTATCCATAACGCACTTCCTGCTGCTGCTGAATTTGTTGGTTCTAAATTTGGTGTTGGAAAACAGGCAAGGCAGTTGGGTGAGATGGGTGCGAAGGAACTTGGTAAGGTTTCTGGTATGGGTTTCAAGAAAGGAAGCAAGGAAGCGAAAGCGCATATGGCAAAATTGAGGTCTATGCGAAGGAAATAATCTGCTATAAATATATGGCAGAACCAATTAACAAAGAACTATATTTAGAAGTTAAACGATACGCTGATATGATATATGAAAAACCAAGCGCATATAAGAGTGGGTTTATTGTAAAGACATATAAGCAAAGGGGTGGAAAGTATAAAGGCGACGGAAGCAAACCACTCGCAAGATGGTTTAAAGAAGAATGGAAAGATATTGGTAATAAAGAGTATCCAGTATATCGTCCTACAAAAAGAATATCTAAAAAAACTCCTCTACTGCCAAGTGAGATTGACCCAGTCAATTTAAGAAAGCAGATAAAGAAGAAACAGATAATAAAAGGCGAACGAAATCTTGAACCATTCATACAGAAATAAAGCGAAAGTTAATATTATAACAAGAATTAACTCATAATTAAGATTAATAATGAGATAATATAGACCAAATCAATATAAATACTTAATAAAATTAATTTTATTAATCTTTTATATAGATTTTCTTATGATAAATCAGTTATTTATCTTAATAATTGTTTATTGTATTGTTTTTCTCTGTTATAATATTAACTTTCAGTTTATACTCATATGATTTCGGTTGATACATTCTATAATGTTCCAATTGTCTTTCATTCTTTATCTCCTTCTGTTGCTTATTATATAACGATTTCAGTTCTACCTGTCTTTTACAGCAATCCATAAGATGTTCCATTGTCAATACCATAATACTATAATACATATGGTTCGTTTATATTGTTTATTCATATATATAACTATTTATATTCCTCCATCATTCTGGCTAATATAGCCTTAATCAATTGCTGGGGAATTGAATATCGTTCTTCAATTGTTTTCAAGTTTTGAACTGATACAATTATGTCAGGATTAGGACAGGCTTTAACTTCTTTAAGTTGTAATCCGTTAGGAACATTATTGAAGAAGTCAGTTAGTTTGCGTTTGAAATCTCCATACGCACAATAGGTCGTAGTATCTCTTGCCATCTTCTTTATCTTCTTATCATTACGCATCATACCTTTGGGATTTTCAATTACGAATAACAAGTTAGGGTTTCTGCGTTTAAAGTATTCTATGATTTCTAATGTCTTATATAATATTTGTGTTCCTATCTTTGCCCTCTTGCTGTATGCTACTGCGGTTTTAGGATTGCGTTCTTTTAGCGGATACACAAGCGGACTATAAGTATTACAAGGAGGCGACGCCCATATGAAATCAGGATTGAAGTTATTTTCATTCGCCCACTTTTTATAGTCCCATTTTAAAATATCCGTCAGTATATCAGGTTCATACTTTTCTTCAAAGTCTAATGACACATCAGTCATTCCTAACTTTGTTGCCATTTTTCCAACTGACCCAGTTCCTTTAAATAGTTCTAAAATAGTATATTTTGTTTTGGAGGATATACTACCCCCTGTATAGTTTTTTCGCATTCCTCTTCCAGCAGCAGTAGTTCTTCGCATCTTGAACTCACCTTCATCATCACCTTCATCATCTCTTTTTGGCAAATTAACTTTTTTAATAGGGTCTATATTTTCAAACCTTCTTTTTAATGATGCTATTAATTTTACTAACCTTGCTCGTTCTTGTATGCTTTCAGTTGCTGGTAATCTTTCAAGTGTTAGTTCTAACCCATCAATTATTTGTCTTTGACTTTCTTTACTATTTAGATAGAATTGGAAATTATCAGCACCTTCTCTGGCATATTGACGGATTGGTAAAAACCGCAATATTTCGCCTATTAATACATCAGGAAAATTAGGAGGTGCTTGAACTGGTGGTTGCGGTTGCGGAGGCGGAGATGGAGGTGCTTCTTCTTCATCACTTGATGGAGACATATCAGGTTTAGGTCTTCCACTGCCGCCTTGTATCCGTCCTTTATATGCCAACACTAATTCAATTCCACTTTTACCAAGCGGTTTAGTGCGATATTCCGTATATCCTTTCTTATCAACAACAGACGGCGACATCTGGCGGAAGCGTAGCATATTCTCGGTTTCATCCACCTTTGGTGATTTATATTTATTATCCTTTAACCACTTCCTTGCTTCGGTTGCGCTGTATTTGTTCTTCTTAAATATAACACTCTGGACTACATAATCGCTTTGTAATCCACTGCCCTTTTTAGATAGTCTTTCAGCAAGTGCTTCCATTGCGGCATTTTGGTTTTTGTATAATTCTAATGTCGGTCTAACACTATCATCAAAAAATCCAAGAGGCGGGTCAAGAATATTAACAAGAACCATTCGTTCTGTTTCATTAATTTTACCTTCCTCAAATGCGTTGTTAATTTGGTTTCTTATAGCATAATGATTTTTCTCTACTTGACTTCTAACTTGCGATGTATCTTTCAATGGAAGAGGGCGGGGTATAAGAGGTTTCTTTTCAGCACTTTCATTTTTTTTAGTTCCCATAAAATAATCCATTAATCCTTTACCTTCTACAAGTTCTCCACTATCATCAAATATCATATCGTTATAAACAGGAGCAGGCATAACATACTTAGAAGCAATACCTACTATGGGTTTAGGTTTCAAAGGAGGCAATCCTTTATCTTTCCTACGCTGGTCTATAAATGCTTTCTGCTGTTCTGCTTTCGCAATAGTAATCATCTTATCTAATCGTTCGCTATAATCTACGGGGGCTACGCCAGATGTTGTCATACCTAACTTCTTTCTAATCCATTTGGCTATACCTTCACCTTCTATACTATTATCACTATCACTATCACTTTCACTATCACTTTCACTTTCAGTATCTCCTTCATCTTCATCTTGATTATCCATCAATTGATTTTGTAATTCACCAATAACATTATTTAATTGTGCCAGTCTATTAACGAGTTGTTCCATTTCTCCGTTTAATTCCATTATACGACGAATTCGGTCTTCCATTGCTCCACCACCAGTCATAATAGCATCCATTCTCCTTTGAAGTTGATGAATTTCAACAACAAGAAATTCTCTATCATTAAGTCTATAATGTAATCGGTTTTCAACCGATGTGGCAGCAGCAGCACCTTTTCCAGTCATAGCAACATTTGCTCGTTCTCCAAGTTCCGTAAGTGTATAAGCAGTCTTCGCAAGTCCAGATAGACCTTTGAAAAGAGATTTCGTATCTTGCTTTACAAAAGCAAAATCATTCGCATCACCCCAACCATTCGCAGACAATAGAGATGAAATGAAATCCTGACAATTGTTATTTTCGGCATTGTAGTCAAAATATGCTTTATCGCCCATCTTCGTTTTGGTCTTTTCTAATACATTATTTAAGACATCACCACTAAATGGTGATACAGGAAGAACCTCTGTTCCTTTTTTAATTGGCGGATTTCCAATATCCATATTAATAACTTCATTCTTTTCAACCAATAGTTTAACTCCATTACCAAGTGTAAGAATAATCTGTAAATGAAATAATTTATCATATGGCGTCTGGCTCATATTCTTTGAGAACTGACCGAATGTAAATAAATCCATAGCCTTTGTCAGTAGCGATTGAACTGGCGACCTACGAAGTTCCGCAGATACAACTTGCTGTTCTCCAAGTTTCTTAATTATACCCCTAACTTTGGGCGGATATATATTACCTCGTCCATATACGACTGCGCCTACATATTCACCTGTCTTCTTTATCCCTGATTGTATTCCCATTTTTATATCACTGAGAAGACCACTACCTTCTGCCTTCAATTTATCCCTCTTACGCTGGGCGTAATCTCGCTTTTGTTTCTTGACTGCTTCTTTGCGTTCTGCTTCACTTGCGTATGTTTGGCGTTGCTTACGCTGATACGCAGTCGTTGGAGCAGGTTCTTCTTCCATAGTCATCTGGATATTTTCACCATCATCTTCCTGCGATTTCTTTTGCTTCTTACTCCAACCTGGTTTCGTCTTTCGCTGTTTATGAACTGCTATATTCTTTGGTAGTTTCTCGGGGCGTCCTCGTTCAACTGGTTTAGGTCTGCCAAGTGGGCGAACATCTGCGGGGTCTTTATCTTTGTTTGCTTCTACCATCTTTGAAATACCTTGAATGAGTTTCTGGTCTGCCTTTGAAAAAGCAAGAAGTGGCAGAGGTTCTTCACTTCCATCTTCCATCAATAAAGTCATATCACCGACTGGTTTCCTAATGATTTTTAGCGACTTTTCTCCTCCTCTGGAACTCAAATTACGCTCTTGCGACATAGGATTAACAAGTTTGTATTTCTTCGTTCCAAATCTACCTTTTCTTGGAACAGCAAAATATTCAGGAACAATGAGTGAAGTTTTACCCATAACAGGAATATCTACTTTCACCTTTTTCAACTCTTCCATTTCTCGCTGTTTCTTTGTCAGTTTCTTGTTCGCTGGCGGAACATAATCGGGTTGCTTACGAGCATTGCGTATCTTTGCCATATAATCTTTGGCTTCTTGCGAACCTTTCGCAAATCTTGGCATTTATATATAATTGGTAGATATTATAATTTACTTGACTAAATTATAAATCTATACTACGGCGTTTTCATCACTGGAAGTATCACTAAATACATCGGTTGAAATGGACGGCGATATGCCTGTTTGGGGGTTTAATTTTTGTATTTCTATCAAATTATCCTCAACCTTTCGTTTTAATACGATAGATGTTTCAATTAACTTTATATAGCGAGTATAACTTTCATTTAAGAACTCTTTTGGCGATGATATTCTATTTGTATGTTCTAAACTTAACCATTTGTATATATCACAAGAAAGGATATAGAACTCTTTGCTTCCAATCAGTTCAATCTCTAACTGCTTTGTAATTTGGTAGAACATTTCTATTGAACCGATAATACCAACCACAAGCGATAAAAACATATTTATTAGACTAATATAAGTTTGCTCTAAAAAACCATTTAAGCACACTGCGAAACTGCTGTTGAGTGCCGAAATTACTATTATTGGAATGCGGTAGTATTTCAGTCTTGATTTTAATGTTAAATATCGTTTTCGGTGATAGTTTGCTAAAAGATTGCTATTTTGCCGTATTTTGTCAAGCACCCCCTCTATATCATTAGAAATTAATAATGGCGTCATACTTTATATGGAGATTTTAAAGAATAGACGCAAGTTTTGATTTGATTAACTCTATTATATAATTATCATCATTACCCCAAGCAAGATACTCTTCACCAACAATAACTATATTTTTACTATCGTTAAATACTTCTCCATTACACTCACCATTTAAATATATAGAAAACCGAGCAGACTTACCAAATATAATCTCTAAAACTTGAACCCTAAATGATAAAATTTTAACTGACCTAATAAATGGTTCGTCTAAAATAACCTGTGATTTATCAATAACAACTTCTTCGTCCATATATATTATATGGAGATTTTAAGCAACGCGGACAAGAGTATAAAATCCATTTGTTGTTGTTGTAAATCCAGTCGCGACACCCGCAGTCTGTATTGTAAAATCTTGGACTGCGTTATTTACAATTGTTGCTCCACCAGTCCATACAAAAGTTCCTGCTGTTCCACCAGCAACCGCATTATATACGAACTTTATTGAACCTCCCAAAGCAAAGTATATACTGGCTACGGTAGTTGCTGTTGCTTGAACTCCAAAATTGGCAATATAAGTTCCAATTGGTAGGCTTGATATAGTTGCGAGTGTTATTGTTGATGCGGAATATGATAAACTTCCAGAAGAAACCCAGCCAATATTAGAACTATTATAACTTGGAACTGCCGATGAATAAAGAGGACTTACCTTTTGATAACGAATAGTCTCATTTATTGTTCCTAAAACTATTGTATTATTTGTAGAAGCAACTGCTCCCGCACCAATTGCGGTAGAACTATCTATAAGTGCTCCTGTTATATCTGCTCCATAACCTATACAAGTATTATTAGTTCCAGTAGTAATTGATAAACCCGCACCAGAACCTATGGAAGTATTATTAATACCAGTTGAAGAATATAATGCCTGATAACCAACTCCCGTTGAATTGCTACCTAAACTTGCCGCATTTGCTCCTGCTCCACTTCCTACCATAGTTATTTGATTTCTACTTCCAGATGTTAGTAATCCAGATTGATTACCAATAAAAGTATTCCTTATACCTGTATCATTAACTTTTCCTGATTGATAACCGAAAGCAGTATTGGCTGTTCCAGTAGTATTAGAACTTAATGCTTGATAACCAAGTCCTATATTAGTTGTATTATTGGTTGAAGTTAAAACACCCGACACATTAAGCGTTCCAGTATTAAGAGTTGGAATTGTGATTGCTCCCTGTGCGGTTGGATATGTTATAAAATATTTACTTCCTTCTTCAATAGTAAGCGGTATATCATTCGTATCAAATACTGCTGGGGCAAAAATTGGTAAGGTTTCAGTAGGTGCTGGATAACTTGCCATCTTATATATAATTAAGATATAAAATAATATTATATGTTTGCCCTAAATGTATTAATTGATTAAACAAATAGAGTGAAGTTAAAATTAGCAGAAAATGATTTACCATCAATAACGCCAGTTGGAGTTCCAGTATATAGCCATTGCGGGCGCATTTCAGTATTAGCAGGTAAATTTACATTGCTTGTTATATAGGTTGCTCTATCCGCATTACCTAATACAGCACCTGTTGTTCCAACACCATATGCTGTTCCTCCAATCGTTGTGAATCTAAGTTGTAATTCTCTACTTGTAAAACCACCAAAATTAGCCGCTTCAAAACTAATAAAAACATAATTGACTTTTACTTGAAATGGAAATTTAATATATGTAGTTTCGCCAGCAGTTATACCACCAGCAGTATAACAATTTATCATATCCCACCAAGTATTAAGGGCATTAGAAAAATTACCAGTTTGCCATTGAATTTGAATATTTGGATAATCAAATCCGTCTTTTATAATTTGTGTTGTATTAAATTGAATATTATTCACCGCTCTTAAAAGCATTGTTCCATCACTATAATCATTATACATTTGTAGCGAATGACTTCCAAGACTTGGAAAACCAAGATATGCTGCTCTGGTTGCTGTCCCCTCTGGAAAATAAGTTATATAAAGTCCATTCGTATTGTCTCCATTTAATTTGAGACCAGGTGCGCCATTACTGGTTATAGTTGTAGTTCCATTTATATTTGTTGTTCCGTTAATATTGGTTGTAGTATTTGTCATATCTGTTGAAGTATTAGTAATTGATAACTTGTCAGCACTATTAATTTGTAGGCGATTGCTTCCCGAAGTTGTGGTTGTATTCAATATGTTGTTTCCTGATGCTGACCTAATTGTATTACCTCCTCCTGCGCCAGTCGCTGTTATTAAATTTGAAGTATTGTTTGTATTCGCAGATGATATAGTGTTTGAACCTAATCCAGTTGCTGAAATTGTATTTGTTCCTGTTGTTGTTGTAATAGTATTGCTTCCTCCTGCTGTTGCTGAAATTGTATTTGTTCCCGTAGCAGTTGTTGCTCTTATGGTATTTCCTCCTCCTGTTCCAGTTGCGTCTATTAGATTAGCAGTTGCGGTTGTTCCTAATGAACTAATAGTATTATTTCCTGCTCCTGTCGCTGAAATTGTATTAGTTCCTGTTGTTGTTGTAATAGTATTACTTCCTCCTGCTGTCGCTGAAATTGTATTTGTTCCCGTAGCAGTTGTTGCTCTTATCGTATTTCCTCCTCCCGTTCCAGTTGCGTCTATTAGATTAGCAGTTGTAGTTGTATTCGCAGTTGTTAAAGTATTTCTTCCTGTGGTAGATGTAATAGTATTACTTCCTCCTGCTGTCGCTGAAATTGTATTTGTTCCCGTAGCAGTTGTTGCCCTTATCGTATTACCTCCTCCCGTTCCAGTTGCGTCTATTAGATTAGCAGTTGTAGTTGTATTCGCAGTTGTCATAGTATTAGTTCCAGTTGCTGAGCGAATAGTATTTGTTCCTGTGCTGAACGCTTCTAAAACATTTGAACCTGCTGTATTCTCAATCAAATTTACTCCTGTTGCTATGCGTATTGTAGTTCCACCTGTTCCATTTGTTGTTATAGCATTAGTTCCTCCATTTGTTGCTTCAATCCAATTAGCAACACCAGTAGGTGCTGTTGTCGCACTTGTCATTAAATTGTATCCACCTTGACAATCTATTTTATTTCCTATTGAAGTTGAAGTAAGCGCAAGATTTGAAGCGATGCGATTTTGAGTTCCATTTAAAAAATTGATTGCTGATGTAATAGTAAAACTTGTTGCTGAAAGAATATTTGTTATCAAATTATTTATATAAAAATTTCCTGTTATAGTCTTAACGCCTGTAATTGTTTCCGTCCCTGCTTTATGAACTACAAGTTGGTCTAAATATTCTGGTTCATTTGCCTGATTGAATACAAATTCATTAAACTTTGGTAATATTTCTGTTGGTGGTTGATAGGTTGCCATATTATATTTAGATGATATTTAATTTAAATTCATTTACTCTAAATATTTTATATCTTAATTATATATAAGATGCCTCGCAAACCGAAAGAAGAAGCAATCACAGGTAGGATTGAAAATTTATATGAGAAAATTCCAAAGGAGATGTTAGATGAAGCAGAGAACCCTAACTACGATTTACATAAATTTAAACTTCCATTCCGTATGTGTATTGTTGCTCCATCTGGTTCTGGTAAGACAAACTTCCTCGTAAATCTCATACGAATATTTAGCGCTGGTAATAAAGGAACATTCTCAACTATTACTATTATAACGAGAAATAAAGACGAACCTCTATACAAGTGGCTGACTGCTAAATGCGACCAAATTGTTATTAAAGAAGGTCTATCATTTACACCTCCGCTTGATAAGTTTGATAAAGAAGTAAATCATTTGGTAGTTTGGGACGATTTGGTATTATCCAAAGATTTGTCTATGGTTGAGAATTACTACATCAGGGCAAGGAAATTCAATGTATCTTGTATTTTCATCAGTCAGTCATATTTCAAAATTCCAAAAACTATTCGTAATAACTGCTCGTATATGGTTTTGTTAAAATTGAGCGGACAACGAGAAGTCAATGTCATTTTAAGCGAATTCGGTCTTGGTATTACGAAAGACCAATTGATGGAACTATATTCCTACGCAACTGCGGAAAAATTCAGTCCGCTTGTGATTGATATGGAAGGAGGTATAGATACTCGGTTCAGGAAAGGTCTTACAGAAATATTAGCATTTAGGTCATAAAATAATTATGTATTATTAATTATTTTACTTATACACTACATCAACAGGTAGTTTCATCATATCAACGCCTTCGGCACTCACAATTCGGTTAGGTTCTGCGTCAATCTCTATCGCCTTACGCAACTTTGGGTCTTCGGGAACGAAAAAATGTTTAAGAATATACTCGTTTTTCTTGAAATCCGCAGATTTATTTAGGTCATCAAACATATCCAAAAAGGTTTCGGCATCATTGTAAATGTCTTTGGTTCTGTAAGGAAATGCGTTCAGGTAGTGAAGTAAAGCACAGCAGTAAAATCCACAAGCGTTATTCATCAGCGATTGAATATCTTTTGTATTAAACGGCAACTTCTGTCCCGTAGTATCCAATACGGATTTCACTACATTCTTGGGCGGAGGCATACCATAACTATCAAAATAAAATGGCTCAATTTTTCCAGAAGGATATTTATTGACTTGAAGACAAGTCCAGTGAGACCCGCCATTAGGTTTTCCTTCCTCGTCATACTCATCTTCTAAATTAATTATGTATGCTCTGTTGTATTTTAATTTGTTTGGCAGTTCATCTTTAAAGTAAATTCCCTCCAATGGCACATTCATACGACGGCACATATCCTCTAATTGGTTGTCTGTCAGCATTATATTATTAAGCGAGATATTAATTTCCTAAACTTATGCGTAAAGTCCCGCCCCCATCTTATAATATTTCTGTAATTCAGGAATACTCTGGTATTGGCGATGGAAATGCGCCGACATTGGCTGTGATTGGAGAGCGGGATGCTGAAACCCGACCATACCGCCCCTCGTTCCAACAATTGACCTCGTATGAGACATTTCGCTCATTCCCCGTCCTCTGGAAGCACCAGCATATAACCCTTGTCCTCCCGCATACATACCACTTGCCGCAAACTGCGGAGTTCCTAAATCAATCGTAGAAGCATCTGCCATAGCGACACCCCGAGAAACTGCCGCCCTCTTCATATTCCTACTCTCTTTCTTCATCGGCGCTTTCAGTCCAACTCCCCTGAAATCAGCGAATTTACTCGGGTCTTCTTGGTAGGCATCAGGATTATCAATATAACCTTCAATGTGCTTTCCGCTGTAATTCCTCGCCTTCTCACCAAGTTTCTTACCAGCAGCCATAGCAAGAGGAGCGAGTTGAGGCTGTCCCACATAGGTCGCCAAAGCAGCACCAGCACTTCCCAAAGCAGCAGGCGCACCAGAAGCAACCGCTCTAATCGCCCTTTTGACTGGTCCTTTCAACTGGTCTCCAAGCGCATAGACTTCCTTCTTGATGCCAATCTTGGAAAGGAAGTTATCAAACTTCTTACCGAAAATACCCTCTCCACCCATCTGCTTATTCGCATCTAACTCGGCAGAAGACAGAGAAACCTCCTTACCCATACCCCTATTGAAAGTTCTTGATATGGCATCATACTTGCTCGGCTCAACTATCAACTGATAAATTCCCATACCTTCCATCGGGGGTTTCACCCTAACTTTACCCCCCTTACGCAACTTACGCAACTGAACGGGTGAAACTGAAATGTCAATCTGCTTCATTATATTATATGATTAGAAAAGAATAGTTGCTTAATTAAAGATAATGATGTTTTGCCCTAAATAAGCGTAGCATAATAATCCGCGAAGTGTATATTGAAAATTAGTATATACTCGGGTAGCAAAGTAGCAAACTTGTGCGCCACTTTATAACTTTTCTTATAGGAAATTATAAAAATAGTTGGAATTACTTTTTATAAAAAAAAGTTTTAAAAAATATCTAAAAGTCCGCACCTGTTTGCTACTTTACTACCTTTGCTTATATTATTAATTGATATAAACTTACCAAAGTATATGAATGGATAAATTATTAGGACTATAAGGGTTCTCTCTCCAATTCCCTCTCATATTCGTAGCCCTATTCAAATATCTCTTTCTTCTTTCCTCATCTTTATGCTTTGTGAAATCCTCATAACCTAACTGACCGAAATGAACCATCTTACCTGTATTCTGGTCTTCTATCATATACTTCTTATCCTTCTTGGTAGATGGTGCTAATTTTGCTGTTTTGCCAAGATACTTGTATGCTTTGCGTTGCGCTTCTTTGATATTGCTATACTCACTTAACATTTGTTCTGTATGTAATTAGAGTATATAATAAAATACACATTGCTATTTCAGCAGACATTATAATATATTTTTATATAATAATGCGTTTAAATAATTACTTCATCTAAATCAATAAGTAATCCTATCGGTATTTCATAGTGAAGTTTGGGTTTATCCCACATTCCATCTCGCTCGGTAGTGCGACTGCTCCTAACAAAACTATCAAATATTTTTTTATCATACTCAATATAACAAGTCGCATCTGTGAAATGGAATATGAAGACTTGCTTCTTTTCGGTAGGTCTAACCTTATCAATTGGAATGATAGTTGTAGGATACGCTCGTTTGCGATTTCTCCTGCTCTTCATTTCAAAATGAGTTCCATTAGTTGAACCTTCCCAATCATATTTATGATACTGGTCGTAAATATCCTTTGTATTAATCAAGTCGTTTTCTCCATACTTTCTACAAAAATGAAACTTTAACATACCAAGAAGTTTAGTCTCGTTCGCTAATCCCATTGCCAAATCATTTGCCCTCGTCCTCAACATATTATAAAATAATATAATATATTTTCTTTATATTGTTTTTTCGTATATCCTTATTTCTTAACATATGTATCCAACATATTGGAAGACGACCCCATATCCTCCATAGTCTCCGCAACTTGCGCTTTCTTCGCAATCGTATCACCAAACTTATCTGTTAGGAATGTATGACGGAGTTGATTGACTGAAACCTTGCGACCATCAAAAATCTTATTAATCCTCTGGTTTAGTTTCACTGCGGACAACTTGCCCCCGTTCGCATCAAACAGCAAATAATCAGTAGGGTTTGCCTTAATCCACTTATTTACAATATTGCGAAGTTGCGTAGGAATTTCAACTTCCTGTTTTCCGTATGTCTTTGCGGTCTTGTATGAATTGAATACGAATTTACCTTTCTCTATATAATTATCCTTTTCCTTATCAATATTCTTAATCTTGAAATCTACATAATCCTTACTGCGTCTTGGACTAATATAAGAACCACCAAGAACACACATAATAATATAATTCTGTATCTGCTGTAAATCGGCAGAAGACAATTGCTTCTTCTTATAAAGCAAATCGGCAACCTTCTTCAAATCATCGCATACCTCCTTGACCTGATTAGTTTCAACCCAAGATGCTTCTTGCTGCGGAGTTTTCTCCTGCTTGTGAATATCCTTATTGTAGTCCCTAACATCTTCCGCCATCAAATCCCTATACGCTTTCTTATCGGTTATGATGACAAGAGCAGATAGAATGGTCTTGCGTCGGTTAGGTGGCATATCTTTCAAGAAAGTTAAGACAGGTTCGCTATTATCAAATTTGCCTAAATTCATATCATCGTCCTTAAATACTTTCAAGTAGAGATTTTTCAGGATAGAGGCATATGTAATAATAGAGGACTTGGAAAGGGTAGGTCGTTTGCTGTGTATGTAATCTTTAATCTTATCCATTATATAATTAAGTAAGATTATTATTTGGAGAATTAAATACTGATTTATGCGTCAATATTAACTCTGTCTTCATTCTTGTTGTCCCAGTTATCAAAAGTCATCGTAGCAGTCTCTACCCTAATCAATGCTTCAATCAAATTCTTCAATTCAAAATTAACTTTGCGATTTTCTAAATAGAACTCCTTTGACATAATGCCTTTCTTATATTCGTCCTTTGCTCGCTTCTCAATCTGGAATAGGCAATTGTCAAATTCGTCTTTATGCTTTATCGTAGCCCACAGCATATACGATATGATATTAGAGAGGAGTTCTTCTTCCCTACAAACCCACTTCGGCGTAGGAACACTCAACAACTTTACAAAGAGGAGGAACTTCAAATTAGATATGTCATACGCCTTTAAGTCCTTTTCAATATTGTTTAATAAATCGGTATGTGAGTCCAAAAACACATAGAGAGTAGTCAAATGCCTTTTCGTAATAATATAGCGTCCCATTATGATATGATATATGTTGTTGTCTTTAAATAGGTTTATATTGACAATTAGTCTATACTGCTCTTGCCATTTTGACCTAATCGTAAGAGTACCTCCTAAAAAAATAAATTAATAAAATTTTATGTTTTTAATGTAATATAAATTTATCGAGCGGATTTATTAATAGCACTCGTCTTCATCATAGCAGTCATAGCATACAGGGCGTCCAAAATACTCGCCATTATACCAACCTTCATCATTCACCTTAAACATTTCCTTACACATACCGCATTTGTGTTCTTCGGCATCGTCCTCGTCTTCGCTGTCAGTATCCGCTTGGCGACGCTCACACCACTCCTCTTCCTGACGGATTTGCGCCCAGACTTGGGGGTGGAACTTCTTGGTATAGCATCGTTCGCAATGACCTTCGTATTCCTTTACGAATTTGTCGGTCTCGCCAGAACAAGCGATACAGCAGATAGTATCATCTTCAATAAGCACAGGGGTGGTAGTAGCAGTAGTCGTCATTCTCGCTTATAACATATATAGGGGCATTTCTTTATATTCATTTAGATGATTTATTCATATACACACAGCAGTTATGCTCTCGCTAATTAGGGCAAAATGATAAAAACATTAGTTCTAAGTTTATAAGAACAATTCATCTAAATGAATATAAAGGAATGACTATATATAGTGTATAAGTGAAATGGCGAGGCAAACCGAGCAACAGAAACGCATCATCTCACTTATGAGGGAAATCCGTCAATTCAATAAGGATTGGTGGAAAGGTAAAGTTAAGAAGAACCCAACTAACTATGAGGATGAATACGACCATACTCTACCGAACGGACAGAAATGTAAGCATTACCATTATAACAATAGGTATTCTTCTTATTCTTATCCTGAAATACAGGAAATTAAAATACCAATTGAAATTCCTCAAAAATCTATCGTTTTGGGAGATATTGGGTGTTTCTATTTGGACGGCACAGGAGGCACAAATAACGGAGAGTTGAAGCGTATGATTAGAGATAAGGAAGTTCCAGATGTTGGCGTTAGGAAACATATTCTCCATTCATCTTGTTTTTCCGTAAAACATATTATAATTAAATTGGAGGTTTATATAACACCGCCAAATGCTTGTGCCAATGATTGGTGGTTCTGGTATTTGAAGGAACTCGATAAATTTGAAGAAAAGGGTAGAGCATTTGATTTGCTAATGAAACATAGTAATCTATGCGAAGATGTAATTGGATTGATTGGCGAGTATTTATAAACTTAATAAGCGGACTTCTAAATAGCAACAAAATATTAAAAATAAAAAAAGCGGTGAATGGAATAGTAAAAATAATATTATAATGATAATCGGCATCATTATAATATTCAAATATTTTTTTTATAGGAGGTACTCTTACGATTAGAGCAAAATGATACACTATGTTTATATGAATTTGTTGTATAAACAATATAAAGAAAAGAACCTATATATGTTATAAGTGAGATGAGCGCAAACACACTCGCATACTGGAAAAAGACGGCGGAAAGCAACTGGAAGCAGAGGTCATTTGCTTGGGCGAAGTATTACGAACAAGTCCAAAACAACGCAGAGACGACTACTCATATGATAAGGTATATCACTATTAGTGTTCCAAGAAATGCGGAAACTGGCGAACTGGAACGCCCTGATGTTCTGCCTCCTCATATTACCGAAGAGTTTATGGATATGGCAGTCAAACTCAACAAGGAATTCACTTGCCCCTGTTGCTTTGATTTGATGGATAAGGATACTATTCACATCGCATTTTGCGGACATTATGTTTGTAAGGGTTGCTATGAGAAGTTGGCATTGAATGATAAGGGTAAGAAGTCTTGCCCGACTTGTAGGAAGAATATTTAAATTTCATATATAATTAATAATTTATTTTTTTTACTTATGCTTCACTCAATTAGAGCAAAATGATATACTATGTGTGTATATGATTTTGTCTTATAAAAACTATTTAAAGAAGTGTGCCTATATATACTAATGGCGTCAATTGTTGAAGAAAGCGTTGCTATAAACTCGTATGATAGGGAGACTAAGCGTTGGGTTAGGAAACTGACCGAACAAGAAATCATAAGAAGAATGGCTTATGGAAATCATAAAACAAAATATCACTATGTATTGGAAGATATTAGAGTTCGCCCTTTCCAGAAAGACCCTGATTTCCATAATGGAAAATGGGATATGATAATGTCTTGGTTAAGCGAAGAATGTGATTACAAGCATTCTATTTATTATGGATATTGCTATGAGGATTTTGTATTTACTATTGGAAAGGATAATGAAGACGATTATTATATCCAGACGAAAGATAGGACTGATATTTACAATATTTATAGTGAAGAAGAATTATGTGTAAGATGCGACGAGTATCTTACCGATACTATAATTCATATTAATGCCAATACCATCTTTTATAATTTGAAAGATGGAGTAATGAACCAGACTATGGTTGATGATTTAAAAATTAAACCAGATGATGCGCCCAGTTATGAGAGCGTCAATTGTCCTATTTGC